TCATTCGCCGTGCGCGCCGCAGGCGCAAGGGAAATGACCGGCGAGATGTTATGGTACATGTCCCGGTTTGCCATGGTCATCGCTCCTTTCGTGATGATGTGTGGGTGGGGCCGCCGCCAGGNGACGACGGCCCGTTAAGGATTAGCCGCTGACGCGCAGNTTGCGGACNGCNTCAGGCAGCACGACCTGGCCGCCTACCCGCTTGCGCACCATGATCCCGACTTGGCCAAACTCCGCGTACTTCTCGTTNAGCCGCTGGAANGTCATCTGCACGCGGTCAACGATGGTGTACGCGCGGCGAATGTCACCGAAGAGGACGGGCGTAGAATTCGGCGCCACCTCCGGCATGTCGGCCGCCTCCACGTACGGCCGGGCCAGAATGGTGTTCGGTTGACCAGGCGCCAGGCCAGGCTGCCAGATGAACTGGCCGTCTTGCCCTTTCATCATGCGGATTTTGCCGATGGTGCGCCGATTCATCACCCACACGGCGTTCTGGGCGTACGGCGCCTTCAAGTTGTAGCACATGTCAATCAAGGCTTCCGCCGTCAGGTTGTTGGGGTCGCCCGTCACGTCCTCCTGGACGTTCGGGTTAACCAGCAGCCCCTCCGGCATGTCCACTCCATCGCCCAGGAGGAAAGCCGCGCCCTCGGCAACGCCGAACTGCTCGGCGCATTCTTCGCGGATNTCNNCCTCCAGGTCAAANGCGNTNTCTTCAAGGTCTTGCAGCGAAACAAGCACGAGCGCGTACATCTCGTGGGTCTGGATTTCCTCGCGCCCGTANTTCGGGNNGCCCGTCTCCTCGCGCTTCCTGGTCTCCGACACCCAGCGCGCAGCCACCGTACCAGTACGGACGGGCACAACTACGCTGCGATAAGACGTGGTACGGACACGGGCCAGAGGCCGGATCGGCGAGAAGTCCACGACGCCCTTGATGATCTCGTTGACGTACTCCGGCGGAGCCAGATAACCGCCCGTGGTGTCGTCGCCGAGGATCATGGCCTTTTTCTCGTTGTCGATCTGCACGTATTGTTTTTCCTCCGGCGACAACGCATTGATGCCATAGCGCAGCGCCTTGAGGAAGGCCGCCTTGGCTTCGGACTGGGTCGTCTCGGCTTTCGCGGAGCTGCCCAGCACCGGGCGCTTGGCCATGACCTCCAGCTGGTCAAGGCGCTGATTCAGGCGGTCGATTTCCTGCTTCGTCTCCGCCGTCGCTTCGCCAAGGCGCTTGACTTCCTCGTCGTGCCGCTTCAGGGCGTCCTTCATCTCGTGCCAGACGTTGCGTAGCTCCTCGTAAAACTGCTTTTGCTCAGGTGCCGTTTGCACGCTCATTGTTTGATCCCTCCCAAGAAAGATTTCATTTCCTCAAGCAAAACACGCGCTTCTGGCGGAAGCGCGTGCGATTTCTCGGTACCATCGGGTTTCAAAAACGCTTTCATCTCATTGAGCAGCTCCATGGCTTCCTGCGGCATCGGATCGACGGCTTTCGCCGGGATGATTCCGCCATCAGGCATCAGCGGGAAACCGGCGTCAATGGCTTCCTCGGCCCATTGCAAAAGGGCGTCGCGGAANTGNTCGACGCCCTGGCGAATGTCGGCCAGNTTGTCGTCCCTGTCGCTGCTGGTCAGGACNTGCAAGACNTATTCGCGGAGCGTGGAAAAGAGATTCTCCCAACGGCTCCACAGGTTGTTGTGGGCCAAGGCTCCCGCGAAGGTCGCGGCCTTTGACCACGGCACCTGGATGGTGTCGTCGTTGAACTCCTTGCGCATGCGCGCGTAGTAGGCCTCGACCTTGCGCCGGATCTTGGCCTTGTCCTCTTCCGGGATGTCCACCCCGCCGCGCGCGCCCTGGAGCACAGCCGCCACGGTGAAAATCGCTCGCGGAATGGCCATCACCTTGCCGTCGATCACGTCGCAGAACGGCAGCTTGTAGGCCGTGACGTTGTCCGGCTTCTCGGGGTCGTACCAGAAATGGACCGAACGCATTTTCGCCGCGTCCAAGTTGCCGTCTTCATCGGTGGCCCACTCGACGAGGCGCTTGCGGGCTTTGTCAGCATCCCAAGGCCGATCTCTGTTAGCCAGCGGCCAGTCAGTCCTTCCACCAACGGCTTTGAATTCCATCGCGTCTTGTCCCACCGATTCACCTCCTTTCTGGGCTTTCACACGCTCGACGTTAGCTTCAGGGTTAGCCGGGAACGTCACAACCGACCCCTCCCAAAGGTTGATTTCCTTGAGGCGTCGGATCTGGCCATCCCACGCTTGCTTCACAACGTCGTAGCCAATGGAAAGCCCTCGGATGTAGCCCTTCTTCAGTCCGCTGTACGCCCGGCGGCCGAGCTCGATGTCGAGGTCAAGCTGGCCCTTGACGTACAGACCGAAATCATCCTCCCTCATTTCGAGGAACCCGCCGATGGGCTCTTCTGGCGAATGCTGCCACAAAATCGGAAACAGGTACTTGTCCCCGCGCTGACTCCGCTTTTTCTCCGCTTCGGCGAGCGTCTTCTTAAAGGCCCCGCGCTCAATCACATCGCCGTAGGAATCCACATTCCCGAATACGGCCAGGTAGCCCTCAAAGACGCCCTGTTCATCGTCAAGAGCCTTGAAGTTGCTCATGTGAATCGTCTTATGTTGCAATTCCGGCGCCTGAGCAGGCATCAGGGATCACCACCTTTCTGTTCAAACTGCTCAGCAGCTCGTCCATTTTCACAAGCAGCTGGTGCCACTCGCTCACCCCGGTTTTCGGTGTACGCTCATCCTCCAACACTTCGTAGATCACCGTGCACCGACACCGAGGATGCAAAGGCGGCACATACACGAACGGGAGCCGTTTTGTGGCTCCCGGGAACGTTTCCTCAAGGCCAATGCGCGCGCCGTCCAATGGCCCACAGCGCGGGCACACCCGCTCGTCGTCAGCTGTTGAGAACACCTTGACCACGCGCTCTCGCGGTAAGTGGCCCTGTTCGACCGCCTGACGTACCGTCTCAAACTGCCCGAAGTTGTATGCAAAAGCCAATTCCGTCCGCGCAATCCGCTCCGCGCGGCGCCGGTTGAGCCAAGCGGCATAGTTCTGCGCCCTGTGCTCGACCTTCCTAGGGTCGAGGCCATCTTGAAGGAGCGCTTCCCGGAAGCGCGCCACCGCCTCCGCTTCCCGCTGCGTGAGGCCAATCACCGGCCGCAGGTATCGCGCCAGCTCCTCGGGACCCATCTGCTGCTCGATGCCCAGCCGATGGATCAGGATGCGCAAGGCCGCCTGCTGTTCCGCAGTCAGGTCGGTGATCAGTTCTGCACCCCGTGTTCGTACCCACTCAACAACCCGCTGATGTGCCTCGTCAAACTCCGGTAGTACGTACCCCGCATCGGCTGCACCCTCGATCACCTTCTCGGCCGCCGCCTTCATCGCCTGGTCCCACTCGGGCTCCAGCACCTCAGCCACAAACCGGGCATAGTCCTGCTGCCACCGTTCAATCCATTCCGGCGGCACTTCCCCATCGCGGATGGCGTTGCGGATCTCCTGAAACTTGATGGCCTCCCTCTCAGCATTCCACGTCGAGTATAGCCACCGCGCGATACGCTTTTCCCGCGGGTTCAGGTAGCGCCGCAGCTCGGCATGGATGTCACGGTGGTTAATCGGAATCGGCTTCAGGTACGGCGGGATACCGGGTGGGTCGTAGGCAGGGACACCGCCCGTGCCACTTCCACCACCGCCACCCGTCGGCCCCGAACCAAGTGGGCTGGGAATCGAGGCGCCGTAAGGGTCCGCCGTCATCATTCATCCCCCTCTTCCGGGCGCGGCCCGAATGGTTCGTCCCCTTCGTTCATTGCAGACACAGGCATGAGGTTCGCCGGTATGTACAGTTCATCACCGCCCTCAATGTCCTCATAGCCCATGGCCCGGCGTTTCTCGTTGATCGTGAGCCACCACGACTTTTGCATGCGCTCAGCTACCTGGTTTCGTTCTTCTTGGATCGCTTCGATTTCGTCGCGGTCGTAATCGAGGAACAGGCGGTCATCAAATTTCGGGACGAGCCAGTTGTTTAGCTCGTCCCGCAACTCGTCCATGAGGGGGATGACCGTTTCCTCGTAGAATGCCGCACGGGCCTCGCGATAGTTCGAATAGGTCTTGTTCGTGCTATCGCCCAGGAGCTCAGGAGGCACCCCGAGCGCCAAGGCAATCTTTCGCCCATGCTGGATGTCACCTTTGATCCAGTCCATGTCTTGGGGCGAAAAGGAAAGCTCCTTCACGTCCATGCCATTTTCCAGCAGGATCGGCTTCCCTGCGTTTTCTGCACCTGCCCATTTTTTCTCAATGCGTTCTTTGAGGCGCTTGAACTGGTTGTCATCCAGCTTGGTTTCAGTTACGAACGCTAGCGGCGGGCGAGCCATGTTTTTGAGCAAAGAGAAGTTCCAGTCGTCCGCGGCGTTGTTTTGGTCGATGATGCGCGCTGCGACGACGATGGGGCTCAAACCGTACCAGTCATCCGTTGCGGAAAACATCTTGAGATGCATGATCTGTTCGCGCTTGTATTCGTGTTTGCCAGTCCCGGCGCGGTACTCATACCCGCTTACCCGGTTTTTGGCGTCAGGGATAACTTTTACACGATCGGGCCGCAACACCCATAGCTCTATCGGCGGCGCCTTTCGCGTAAGAGGCTCAATCGCTTCAACGTACGAGTTACCCGCCAAAATCCAGTATGCTACCAGCTGACGTATGAACTGAGCCTGCCCCTGTTCGGGATTTGGGCGGCGAATCAGTCGCAAAAGGGGATGGTCTTCTTCCTCAATCCAAGTTCCTCGTGACCGTCCCTTTCGGTAGAGGACCCAAGGGATTCCAGCGCAAGCTGAAGCAATCAGCATGACTGCGCGGTAAACGTAAACATTGTTTTCGAAGCCCTCTTTGGCGAGGTTGTAAAAGTTCCGCGGGGGATACACCGGTTTTCCCGCGCCCACGATTCGGACGATGATCTCGGTCACGGCCGATGCCTTGCGTCGGAACCAATCACCCCAAGCCATTTGCTCACCCCCTTTCAGTCGAAGAACCGAATGTCAGGTGCCCTAGAATCAAGCTCGGCGAAGGCAAGCACTACCGCGTCGGCCTTGTCCGGCGAGTATCCCAGCCGCTTCTTCATCTCCTCCTTCGACTCCAAAACCCACTGGCCGCGGCTGTTGAACTTGTACTTGGCGCCGGCCAGTTCGGCCAGCAGCTCATCATCCGGCGGCAGTCCAATTGGATCTGGTGCGTCTGGTTTCAACCGTTCACGAAGCCCCCACCACAATTCCGTGCGGAGGTTCGCAAACTGTTCCGGGTTGCTCGCTGCCTCAGCCACGTTGACGCCGACCACGTCGGCGCCCATCTCCTCAAGCCGGTCGACGACGCCGGCGCCGACACCGATCANGTCAACGTTGATCCGCTCGGCGCCGTGCTCCCGCGCCATCGCCAGTGCTGTGCCGGCCGTCTCCATGGTGCCTTGCTGGCGATACACCTTGAGCGGGAGCACTTTCCGTCCGCGCCGTACGGCAATGACCGTGCGGTCGTCGCCGTACCGCGCGACGTCGACCCCCAGCACAACGGGATCGCCTTCTTCGATCTCGGCCCAGCGCTGCATCGCCGCCTCGATCCAGGCAAGCGGAATGAGCGTGTCCGTCGCCTGCTCGGGGAACTGCCCCCGCACACGCGCCTGATATGCAGGACTTTCGGGCCCCCACTGCACGAACTTGTCTGCCACCCACGCTGGCGTGATCAACTGCGGGTAAGGCAGCGGGCCTGTGATCTTCTCCTGCCACGTCCCCCGGCGGATGTCATCCTCCGTAATCCCAAACGACGTGAAGTTTGGCGTGTCGAAGGCAGAGACGGCAATGGTGTGCCACCCGGGCTTTCGGAATGCGTCATAGAACGTCCCGGACACCGACGTTGGGTTTCCCAAAAGCAAAAGGCGGCTGTGCGCGCTGGTCAGCACGCCGTCAACCGCCTCGAAGATCTCTTCCGGGACGCCGGCCGCCTCGTCCACCACAACAAGGATGTACTCGGCGTGGAAACCCTGAAACCGGTCCGGATGATTCGTTGAAAGCCCGATAGCAAACCAGTCCTCGTCAGTGACGTAAATCTCCGGTGCTTTCGGCATCAGTTTTCCGCCGAGCGGAAACCTTGCCCGCTTGTACGCCGTTCGGACCTCTTTCCATATCAGCTTGTCCACTTGGCGCCACGTCGGCGCCGTGGAAAGCACGATGGACCGTGGATGGCAGAAGAGAAACCACAGGATCACGATCGCTGCGGTAAAGCTCTTTCCGATACCATGACAGCTTCGAACGGCCACTTTCGGATGGTCGCGGATGGCACGGAGTATGTCAACCTGCTTGCTCCACGGCTCGACCCCTAGGATGTGGCGCGCAAACCAAACCGGATCACGCCTGGCACGCTCGTAGACGCGTTTCGCTTGCTCCTTAACCATCGTCATCTTCTTCAACAGCTTGTACCAACTCAGCCCAAGTGGCTATCCCGTCTGCCAGGCGCGACATTGGGTCATTCCCAAGCAGCTCGTCCTTGACCTTCGCGGCCTGCCGCAGCTCACTGGCCGTCTTTTCATGCAGCGCCACAAGCGCCATCGGCAGGCG